GCATCACGTTCTTTAGCCGCTTCTTTGCGAGCTTCTTCACGTTGCTTTGTTAGCTCTGAAAATCTCTTTTCAAGCTTGGGGTTTTGTTTCTTCTCTTCTGTTGCTTTTGTTTCTGTTTCTTCAGTTGGCTGTTCACTCTGATTGTTTGCTTCCTCTGCTGGCTCTGCGGTTTTTTCTTCTACTACAGCCTCAACAGGTGCTTCTTCAGCTAAACCCAATCTGTTTGCATAAAACTCTTCTGCGTTGGCAGAAGTTACTACACTTCCTGCTTCTTTTTCTGACATGGATGACTCCAAGATTTTTACCCAATGATTCCATTGGTAGATTGTTGCTTTATATCATTAAATTACTTTTAATACAATATTATTCCTCTTCGTCGTGTAGATGAGGCCAGTATTTAGAATGAATTTCATGAGTAGTTTTATAGTGCAAGTTAGCCATAGGATCATCGCTTTTGTAACCGCCAGCTTTGTTTCTATATTCTAAAGCTTTAGCTATAGCGTTTTGTTCTCTTTTAGTTCCATAATTTTGCGCTAACATTAACGCATTTTCTGTATGGTAATTATTAGACTCGTTTTCTTTATATTTCTTTTTTAACTCATCACGATTAAATTTAGGCTCTTCTTTTTTTCCTGCTCTTTTAGCCATGAATTTTTCATCATGTGATTTTTTGGTTTTACTAGTTACGGTTGGCATTATATGGCCCTTTCTGTAGTTTCTTGGTTAGCTAAATTGGCTTGTTGGCCACTCATGTTAGCAAGTATAAGCGCTATTTGCGCTTTAAGTTGCTCAATTTCAACTTTAGTTTCGTTATCAGCGTCTGTATTGCGACGGCTAGTTTCTTCACGCATTTCAGTATCGTTTGCTTTAGCTGTGACATCCATAAGTTTACGTTTAGTTTCTGCATTTTGTTTGACTCCTTCAATGTCTTGACGTTGTTGAATAACCATTTGAAGCTGTTGTATAGCTTGTTGAGCTTGTTGGTTTTGCGCTTGTAATTGTTGTAATTCCATTTGAATTCTTGGTGGAACTTTAGATTTATCATCCACTTTAGCTAATGGGTTGTTTACGGCTAATCTATCAGCAATCGTTTCAGCGCCTGGAAAGTCCATGTTTCTTACTAACAGATCACCAGCTTGTTGGATTAATGTTGGATCAGCTGCAAATAAAGCCATCATAGAATCTACTGCTTCTTGGCGTTTAGAGTTATAGCCTGGGCCTGTATCCATAACAACATCATATTCACCTACTGTGACGTCATTAAGAATCTTATCAATACCTTCTTCGTCTTGGCCATATTGGTTAATAGTTAGGATTTCAGGTTTGCCATCGTCACCAATGATACGCAATACTCTTTCTCTATCGTAAATCTTTGGAACTAAATCAAGGATAATGCGACCTGTTTGACGGATAGAACGAGTTAAGTTGTCGTAATAGTGGAAGTTAGTCATGTCCACTTGTTGTTGCTGTCCTTGTAACGCTTTACCTGAAATATTGCCTTGTGGTAATTGGCTTGGATCAAATATACCTACCACTTGCATTAAGTCAGTAGTCATAGATTGAGCCGCAGCCATAATGCCTGCTGGTGGTGGTTCAGGTTGTAATCTTTGTGGTGGAGGTGCTGGCTGACCATCAATGTCTTTTTGCTTATAACGCAAAACAGGCATAGATTTAATGTTAGCCATTGCCCATTCATTCTCATGGCCTTCATCTTGGCCTTCAGCTAGCAACCATTTAGCTTTAGGTGCTAATGCAACTGACTCGGTAAGAGAAGTTTGCCAAAAGTTATACATTCTTTGTGGGTCTTTAGCCATGCGAACAATACCAAATTTCTTTTTCTTGTTCTCAACTACAGTTTCTTGACCAAACACAGGAACAATAGGGATATATTTACCAGCCCATTCGCCTTCTTCTAATACTTCCATAGAGGTTAGTTTGCACCATTTAATCTTTTTCTCGAATGAATTACGAGTTTCAACGATTGTAATGCCTGCTAAATCTAATACTTCTTGTGGTGGTAAGTCATCTGCTTTAACGCTTGAGCCGTCTGATAGCAAGTGAACTTTAATTGCTTTGCGTTCTGTGTAAAAGTATTCAGCTAATCTAATATCCTCTTTCATAACCCATTCAGGATTAGTGTCGCCTGTGCCACGCATTGTGAAACCTTGTTCAGTTTCAGCGTCAGGATACATTTTACGGAAGTTGTCTTTAGATATAACTGTAGTAATTAGGACTGTTTCTGCGTCTGAACCGTCAGGCATAACAGAGTTAGGGTCAAAGTAAACGGTAAAAGGATTGTCAATAGCTTTGATGTAGATTTCTTGATCGAATGAATCGTCACGCACATAATCTGTTGTTACACGCCAATAACCCCAACCCATTCTAACTGCAAAGTCACCAGCTTTGTCATAAGCTTGGTCTGCATCGGAATGATTTTCAATGTGTCGGCATATACCTTGTAGGATTTCTGCCATTCTTGCGTCTGATTGGTTATTCATGCCATGCACTTTGATGCGTGGTCTTTGTTGGCGCATTTGATTGGTTAATTGACGGCAATAAGCGTCAACTTTGTTTACTGTTAGACATGGGCGAGCTTCTAATACTCGGCTGTTTTGGATTTCTACAGGCCATTGGTCACCTGCTGCAAACTTTAAATCTTCTAACGCTTCTGATCTATTCATTTGGTCTGCTTCATTAGCAAACTGTAAGAATTTAATCGCATTAGCTATGCGTGGGTCATTGTCACTTTGTTGTATGCTATCGTCTGCCATGTTTTATCCCATCCAGCTTGCGCCAGGACTATAAGTTAATTTTTGAGCTTTACGTTCTTTTTTGTCTTGGATCATTAAACCTATGTAGCGAAATGCGTCAGCGCCATGAGAATATACATCATGGAGTGGATTTCTACTAAACTGACCTGTGTCAGTATCTACTTCATATCGGTAATGACGTAAGCATTGTAACCCATCCGCACAATTTTCTCTATCGAAATAGCAACTATTGAATATAGTTCGTGCAGCGTTTATAGAATCAACAACAGGAACTCTTGGTAAAATGTTTGTTTTAAAGCCTGCTGCTCTTACTATGTCATTAATAGAACGGCCATTAGACGCAATATTTTTACTCTCGGCATCATGTGGTAAGTGTAGTGTATCGTATAAGTAGCCTAGTTTTTGCATTTCTTGCAAATAATGAGTGATAGTTTTTTGCGTATCTTGCATATAATTAATAAGCCTTGTTTCCATGCCTATAAATTGCACAAACCATATAGCTGTGTGATCCGCCCAACCCAAGTCAAAGACCGCATGGACAGGTTTTGTGGCATCGTAAGGCACTCTTGTGATTCTGCCTGATAGCTCCGCCATATTCATCTCATTAGCGAATATAGCGCCATCAACGGTGAGTCGGCATAAGCCTTCCCAAACATTATTGTAAGCCTGCAAGTCCCTATTCTTTAGGGCATCTTTTTCTAATCGTAGCGTTTCAGGAAACCAAGGGTTGTCGTTCCAATTAATCCTTTGCACAACGGATTGGTCAGGAGGATTAACTACAAAGCGTTGATAAGTTTCGTCTGTTTCTAATTCAGGGTTAAACGTGATCCATATTTCTGATTGTTCTTTACGAATTGTTGGAATCAGCACATTCCAGCTGGTCTTTGAAACCGTTTGCGCTTCCTCAACCCACGCTATGTCAATACCCTCAAATGATTTAACGTTAGCAATATTGTTCTTTAAGCCTACAAAGGCAAACTCTGTGCCGTTTAATCCTCTAATTGAGTTTTGGGTTATTTCATAGAACCCACCTAAACCCATGTCATCTATTTGATCGGATAATAATTTATGCACCGAGTCTTTAATAGATGTCATAAACTCTCTAGCGCACAATACTCTTATAGGCTTTCTAGCGCCTTTAATTAATAATGCTCTAGCCACACCCCATGATTTTGCACCGCCTCGGCCACCATATAAAATGCGGTATCGTGATTCTTTAGGTTCAAATAAACATTCTAGTTTTTGTGGAAACTGAACCCTGGCGATTGCATCTTTAAGTTGTTGTTGATCCATCTGACTTTACAAAGGTGACTTGTATGCCTTCAAGTGGCGTGCCGTCAATATTACCAAATTTAGTGGTATTGGTTTCACCCCAGCCCATTTGAGCTTTAGTCCACCATATTGCAGCAGTAGTGTCACCTGATACAGCTTTGTTATATAAAGATTTAGCTACTTGAGCCGATGCAGTTGCTTTGCCCACCGCTAGCTCTTTTTCATAATGCTTGCGTAGCGTCACATCGGATATACCCAACAATGCAGCTATTTGCAGTTGAGGCAATCCTAGCCCTGAAGCACTTAATACTTGCTCTTTAGTCTTCTCTGTAGGTATATGTTCTAGCATCTTTTTTATTGACCCAAAGTGTTTTTAATAATGTGTATTTAATCAAACGCTTACAAGTTTAGTTAAAGTAAACTCTAATTGCACCACATTTAACTTATTCTTATTGCTTAAAGTATCTAATTTAGCTTGAGCTTTAGCTCTGTGTGTGAATATACACTCATCTAAAGGTGATTGATCATGCCTGAATACAATAAACCATCTTTTATAGGTCATTTTGTATTAGCTCGGCTTTCTTTCCTGTGAAATCTTCCCATCTCTTAACTATTACGTCACAATATTTAGGGTCTAGTTCCATTAATCTTGACTGTCTACCCACCTTTTCGCACGCAATCATAGTTGATCCGCTTCCACCAAACAAATCTAATACAATGTCCATGCCTTTGGTGTTATTTAATATTTGATATTCCATAAGCTCTACAGGCTTCATAGTAGGATGAATGTCATTAATTCTAGGCTTTTTACAATGAATTATTGTGGTTTGTTTACGGTCTGCGGCCCATAAATGCGCTGCGCCTTCCTTCCATCCATATAAACATGGTTCATGTTTCCAATGATAATCTTGCCTTCCCATAACCATGGAGTCTTTTTGCCATATTAAAGTTTGACGGACTTTCCAGTTGGCATCTCGACAAGCGCCTCTAAAGTTATATCCTTCTGAATCAGCGTGCCATATATAAAATACAGCTCCAGGCTTCATAACAGTGTCGGCAGCAACAAAGGCATCTCTTAAAAACTGTCTAAACTGTTCATCACCCATTGAGTCGTTCATGATGGTAAGTTTATCTTTGGTAGCGCCTTCATAATTGACGTTATATGGAGGATCGGTTACTAATATATCAACAAGCCCATTTGTTAATTGCTCAACCTGTTCAATATTGCAACTATCACCACACATAAGCCTGTGGTTGCCTAATTGATATATATCGCCTAGCTTTGTTTTTGGTTCAATTGGCGTTTCAGGAATGGCATCTTCGTCTGTAAGGCCTTCTACTTGTTCAGGAAGTAATATATTAGCAAGCTCATCCGCATTAAACCCTGTTAAGTTGAGGTCAAAGCCCAAGTCTTGTAAGTCTTTTAGCTCAATAGCTAATAGGTTTGAATCCCAATCGGAGTTTAGTGCTAGTTTATTGTCCGCAATAATTAGTGCTTTGCGTTGTTCTTTAGATAGATGTGCTAACTCAATGACAGGAACTTCAGTCATGCCTAGCTTTTTAGCCGCCATAATGCGACCATGACCTGCAATAATTCCATTATCACCATCAACTAATATAGGATTAGTCCATCCAAACTCTTTAATTGAAGCCGCTATTTGCGTAACTTGATCGTCTGAATGTTTCCTAGAGTTGTTAATATACGGAATTAGCTCCGATAACTGACGTTTTTCAATCTGCATTTGGAGCAGGCTCGTCTGTCTTAACTTCCTCTTTAGCTTTAACCGCTTCTTGCTCGGCTGCTATTTGTGGGATAGCTTGAGTTTTAATCTTTACTACGATTTGCTCTGCTACTTCCATTGGTAGTTTATATAGACCTGCTACTACTAATTCTGCTTCTTTAATTTCAAGTTCCAACTTAATGGCCATGATTTGCTCCTTGGTTGATGTATGTTATTTCTTTTTCTTACTTGCTTCACGTTTTACTGCATAAGCGATTGCAACTGCTTGCTTTTGTGGTTTTCCTGCTTTAATCTCTGCCTTAATGTTTGATGCAAACGCTTTAGGACTTGTTGATTTCTTTAACGGCATAATTATACTCTCTTAAAATTAATCTGAACATTTCCAACGTTTTAAAGATGCTTTAGCTCTTGGGGCATCACCTTTAGCGTGTTTAACAACGCCTTTCATTCTTGCACAAAAACTATCTTTTCTTGATCCGCCTTCAGGTTGTGGTGCTTTTAGATTTGATCCTGTGGCTTTGTTATAAGCTTTTCGACCAGCTTCAGTCATTCCAGCACCTTCTTCTGTGCTTAAATAATGACGGCCTTTGCCTTTAGTTGTTTTGCTAATAGGACTTGCCATTATTTTTTTCCTTTTACTGTTTTTGCAGCTTGTTTAAAAGCTTCAGCAGTCGGCGCACCTTTTGTGCCTGGCTTTCTCATTTTTTCTTTGCTGCCATGAGCAATACGCTCTTGTTTAGCATGAATGTTTGCATACAAACCTGGTTTAGCTGCCATCTTCTTGCTCCTCAATAAATGCTACGTCTTGCCATGACATCAGTAAGAACTTCTCACCGTTATCCATGACAGGTTGAAATTTAAGATATTCGTCTTTACCCATAACGCCAAATCTAATTCGGTCACCTACGGATACAGGCATAATATCATATTTGCCTTCTTTAATCTTTTTGCCAGGCCCAACTGCTACCACTTCGCCTGTATTGTATTCCTCATGGTATATAAAGCCAGGTATAGCTGACTTTGCTTCACGCTCAATAGGTCTTACTAAAATTTTGTCTGCAAAGGGTCTAATCATTTCTTAATCCTTTTAGGTTTGTTTTCAATTTGGATAGGTTTAGATTCTAATAGGTTACTAGTAATGGGTTCAGGCACTACTTCGTCTTTAGTTCTTGCTACGTTAGCAAAAAAGAATTCACCGCACCATTCGCTGGGTGATTTAGTAAGTGATTGTGGGTATCTGTGACAAGAACCAAGTTTGCCACCTGTAATAAAGAATTTACAAGACAAACAACTATCTGTAGAATTTGATGTAGCCACTTAATAAACCTCCATTATTACTTGGTTAGAATTCCCAATCAGTCCAAGGCTGGTTGGGTTTTCGTTTAATTAACTATACTTCTTGTGATCGTAACAAACTTTTTCAGAACTTCCGCCTTTAAAAAGCTTATCAGCTCCAACTGCGTCTTTCTTACCCATTGCTACTTCACCCTTCATGCCTTCTTTTCTTTCGCCTGAAGCGTCAGAAGCTTTAGCACCTTTAGGTAGCTTTTCTTTGTTGTAATATCCCATGTTTTTTCCTTTTAGCTAAAAGCTCAATCCTGTTTATCAGAATTAAGAACCTTTATTTTATCAGAAAAATGCTTCTTGAGAACCTTTATTTCTTCAATTCCAATCTTTATTGTGTCGTTATTAGATTCGAGTGCTTCAACAGCGTGTATTCCAATTTTTCTAATAAGTCCGCTTCTGTATCGGATGAGATTACCAGATAAATGGGTGTTACAGGCCGAGCATTGTCTGTGGCAGTTAAGCTCGTTAAATCGAAGGTGTCCTGCACTTCCAATGCTTCTGTAATGGCCTGCATGATATGAGAAGGCACTCTTTGACCCACAACTAATACAACCGTCATCTTGATCCCTTAACCTAATATATTTATTGAATGTTACTTGTGTATCTTTTAACCAATCGGATCGGCTTTTTAGTTTTAACTTGGCTTCTTTAACTTCTTTTTTAACTGTTTTAATTCTTTTGTTTTTGGCTAACTCTAATGCACATTCAAATCCACATACTTGTTGAAGCGGTTTGTTTGGTGTGAATTCTTTTTTGCAAACCTTACACTTCTTCGGTTTGATTGGCTTCACTAAATCTTACTCCCAATTCTGCACCGTAAGCATATATTTGTTCCATGTATAAACTAAAGCCATGCTTGGTAAGTTTATTAGTTGATCCTACTAACACTTTTCTACCGTCAGGCGTTTCCTCGTATTTCAAGTATCCTTCTTTAACTTGTTTGGGATCAGGAAAGTCAGGCAAAAATTTTTCTTTAAAGTATTCGTGCCATATCAAAGCTGAATATTGTCTGCCATGCACCCATGCTTGTGTAGCTATGTCGTTTAGTGGGCCTGCCCACATCAAAGCATTAGCGCTTAATGATCTGCCTTTGTGTTCTTCACGAATAATAACTTCAAGTGGCCGTTCAATATCTATTGGTGCATTTTGTATTGCGCTTATGGCTGTGTCGGCTTGCAGCTTTCCTACAAGTCTAATAACTTTAGGTAAGTAATCTGTTCTCATGGTGTCGTTTCTCGTAATCATTGCGACAATCTATATCGCAAAAGCGTTTAATAGAAGGTTCGTGACAATTTAGACAAGAGCCGTTTGATTCAATAGTTTTTTGATGATCTCTAATATGTTTAATAGCTTCATCTCTATCGTGTTGTTCTAAATCGCTGGCTCTGTCAAAATCATCTTGCATAATTTAAAAAGGGATGTCTGATTCCATGTCATCAAAGTTAGCTGGTGTAGGTGTTTTCGCAACTTCTTTTGCTTCTTCACGACTGCCTAACATTTGCATTTGGTCTGCAACGATTTCTGTGGTGTAACGATCCTTTCCTTCTTTGTCTTGCCATTTACGAGTTTGAAGTCTGCCTTCAATATATACAGGCCGACCTTTTTTTAAATACTCACCTGCTATCTCTGCAAGCTTTCTAAATATAACTACATTATGCCATTCGGTTTTATCTTGCTTGTTTCCGTCTTTATCTTTCCATGATTCAGTTGTAGCCAAACTAAAATTACAAACTGCGTCACCGTTTGGTAAATGTCTTAATTCAGGGTCTTTACCAAGATTGCCTAATACAATTACTTTATTTACTGATGCCATGCTGCTCTCCTCTGTTGTGAATTGATGTGACATTAGATAATATATATTTATTACCCATTTGTCTTTTTAATTCTTGAACTTTAATATTTCTTTTTTCTAC